CTTTTCTTTTGATCTTCAGCTAACTTGTCTATGATTTCCATGCGTTTTTTAGCCAAATCTACTTTAAACTTAAGCCCCTCCGCCGTGATAAGGTTAGCTTCTTTACTTCTTCCAATTTTTGGTAAAGCATCAGCTAATTGCTGTTCAATCCATTGGTTGGGTCGAGCTCCTGCTCTTGTTAAATCCGAAAGGAAAAAGTCTTTAATTGCTGTCTTAAGGCGTGCACCTTCTGCTGTTCTTAAAGGTTCTGCTCCTACTAAATCGGCTACAAAATCTCTCCATCCAACATTTGGTGAAGCTTCTTTAATATCCTCAATCGCCTGCTCTTGATAAGGAATATTTTTTCGTACTTGATTCAATTCTAAAAGAATTGGTTTGGCAATATCTGTCTCTTCCTTTCTGGCTAAATCTTCTAATTCCCACCCTCTTTTTTTCTCGGTAAGCTCTCTTTGAAGAGAAGCATCTTTTTGTTGCTGAAGTACTTTAGCTAATACAGGATTAACTACAGCAAGAGCTGCAATGTTAGCATCAGACATAGCAGAAGCTGGACTTTCAAAAACTCCGGAACTTTGCCCTTGCATTGCTTCATTTTGACCTCCAGCTTGAGGCTGTCCACCACCAAGAATATGCTGCAATAATCCCATGGATTGCTGTTGCTGTTGCATCTTTTGCAAGTTACCAGCTAAGGCTTGCGCAACTTGTGGATTGGCTGCTAAATCGCGATACAGTCCCACTAATTTAGATTCTGGTGACATTCCAGGAGCTGAATAATTTTGCAAAGCGCGATCTAAAGAAGATTGCAGCATGGATTGTTGTCTTTGCTGAAGAAGCTGCTGAAGATTGACCTGGTTTCCTAAGTTTGACCCTGATTGAAAGCCCTGCCCAAAAGCAGATCCTATTTGGCTTCCTAGATTTGTTTTTGGAGGTAGAATTTGTACCATATGATTTACCCAACCCTTCCTAAAAGACTAGATCCAAAAGAATTAAACAATGAGCCTGCCCCCGCCAATCCAAACCCTGATCCAAGACCAGAGGCTAAACCTGAAGTAATTCCACCTAAAAGCCCCGTGCTACCTGGTTGATATACATTTTCAAATCCCCTGGCTCCAATACCAGCCAGTTTGTTCGAATAAGGCTGCTGAGCATATCCAAGAGCTTGTGGAAGCGCTTGCATTTGTAGCCCGCTCCTTAATCCTGCTAAATCTGTTTGAAGGCTTCTTCCAGCCTGCGCAAGAGAGTTATATAGAGCGCTTGAGCTCGAAGCTCCAGCTCCCGTACCCATCCCAGCAAATCTCTCTGCAATAGAAGGAATGATGTTTTGCTCAAAATTCTGAAGGTATGGCGCTTCGAATGCGGAAAAAGCGTCAGGAGAATTAGAAAGAAGGCCTTGCAAATAGCTAGATCCAGAAGAATAAAGAGGATTTTTATCTATCCCTTGCGAGAAATATTCACTTAATGCCCTCTTCTGCTCAGGCGTTAACACATTTAAAGACTTCGTTTTATCGCTTTTTCCAAAAAGAAACTCTGATAAGCCCGGCATAATCCCTCAAAACTTAAGATACTCAAAGACCCAGACAGCTTGCGTAAGAGCAGCTCCCGTATTGTTTGTAATACTAATTTGTTGTAGAGCCCCCGTCCAGACATTCGTACGCACATATACAAGGGGATCGTTTAAGAAAAAAAAGTTCGTTCCATTGTTTGCAGCCCCAAACCCGTGAAGAGGCTGAATAGAGTTGGGAACCGAGATAAGAGGAGGCTGAGTAGAAGAAGAAAGCGCTAAAGTAGTCGTGACCCCGTTTGGTATATTTCCCCCGTTTAACTCTACCAAATCCATCGAAAGACGATAGGAATAGTTTGTTTTAAGGGCCCCAGAAGCATAAGAAGAAAACCATTGCTGCGCCGTTAAAAGCTCTCTCTTTTCATACTGCGCATTTTCTTTGATGTTAACGATGGAGGCTGTCAGCCTTTCTCTTTTGGCAATAAGCTCCCGAAAAAGTTCTTCATTGCTTGAGATGTCGAATTCCACAGGAAGGAAGCTAGATTGAGAGCTGGCTGGAGAAAAACTCATTGCTTGATCCTCCCCTCTTTTCTCGTCCAAATGACAAGGCCTTGAATCTCTAATTGGACTTGTCCGGAATCGGGATCTGCTAACTGGGAAGGAGATAGGGTGAGCTCTAATTGAATCAGCCTTCCAATGGCTCCTAAAAAGACTCTCACATATTTTGCAGATCGCTGGGTCTCAGATATTTGCACGATCTTCGTAATCTGCGGGGTGTCTTCCTCGTCGTCTAAGTAGGCGTTTAGGGTAAACACTCCTCCATCATTCGCAGAGCAATAGACGTCGACATACTGCAACCGGCAACGGTGGCCTTGGTCTAAATATGGATTAAACTTTTTGGTTATGATATCAAAGTTGAAGTTAGACAAAGACCCGTCCGAGTTTACGTCTTGCGCGTCATTTGTGGTCTCATACACTACATAAACGTTTCCGCTTGTTGGGTCGGCTTCCGCAGCGAGAACTTGAGGAAATTGCGCTTGCTCTGGCCCTTGCCATGGAGAATTAGCAGAGCTCCATGTAAAGGTAGCGTTTTGCCATTGAAGGTCAAAGAACTGCTTGTAGTAGCCAAACGTGCGAAAATGCTGGTTAAAGATGGCCCATGTCTTATCAAGATAGTTATATGCTAGAACTTGATTATTAAAGGTTGCGGTCTGGTTGGTGTCTTGGTAGCACCAATAGGCGGTCTGCCTGTAGTAATCTCGAATCCCCTGCACCACCTGCAAAGAAGCTGCTGAAGTTCCATACTTCATCTCAAAGAATGTCTGATCGGGAATCTTTTGATCTATTCGAACTACTTGGTTTGTGTCGGATTCCACGAAACCAAAACGACTAAAAGAAAGAGCCCCTTCATCAAAACTAATAGTGCTAAGAGCTGATTCCGATCCATATTGCGTATTGATTCTTTCCCAAATGAAAGGCAGGACTTCGTTTCCTGTGTATCTTAGACGCCATGTTGACCTTTGGAAGAAAACAATCAAGATATCTTTTATGATGGCAGCAGAAACGATCCTCTCATTGGTGTCAGCATCAATGTAACCGCCACGTCCTGGAATGTCTTGTCTCCAGGCGTTTGTGTCTGTAGTAAAGCCTGATGGCGTAACTACAGCCGGATCGCCTCCCGTCGCTGGCACATACGTCGTTCCTAATTGGCACCACCTAGCCCGCTGAAAGTAATTAGTGGAGGTTAAAGGATTTCCCGATCCGTCAATCGTTCCTTCTTGAGTGTTGAGGACAACCAGCCTTCCCTTGTAGGGAAGAACAAGAGCGCATTTTTGTAAAACATTTGCTGATCCATCCAAAGTAGGCCTTTGGTTGTTCCAGCCCCCCGTTACCCCTAAGCTCCCAGGCGTCCCATTCCAAAAGCGCAATGGGTCAACATTGTTTGTCGCCCATAAGCTTCCAGCAAAGTTGCAAGACCAAAAAAAATCGCTGCTAGTCCCACTCCAAGAAATGGCGGCTCCCGTAGTCTGAAAAAAGCTAATATTGCTGAACTGAATCGAAGGAGAGCTGATTAGCAGATATGCTTTTGTTGTGCTAAACCCTAGGGTTTGCTCTTGTTGGGAAGACCCTGTGTTTAAGTAATAGGTTTTTAATCCTTGGACCGGAACAGTTGGAAGGGTGGCAAGTAGGGAATACCCCTCTCTTTTTCTTAAGGTTCCTCTCCATGCATACGCATCTTCCAAAACGGGAAACGCTTGGTCTCCAATCAAGAAAGGTTTGTAGTAGGTAATCAAACCTCCATTGTCAAAAGGAGAGATTAGCCTTGGCTCGTAATTCATCAGTTACCTATTGCTACCCAGTAAAAACCGTTAAACGATGCGCCAGCAGATCCGCTAAACTGCCAAACAAAATTTAAGGTGGAAATTGAGTTAATTGAGATATCTCCAGTAGAAGAACTGGTGGGTCCTATAAAAGAAGTCACTACCGCAAAGCAATTGTTAGGAAATGGAATTCCATGATTGGAAGGACCTCGATCTTTAAACGTAAGTGTTTGAGCAGTTGTTGGCCAAGCTCCAGAAAAACCCGTTTTTCTTCCCCATTGAAGAAGAATACCGCCTAACCAGCACCAGCCATCCGTGTTGGCATCGTTTCCAGTGAGTTGTGAGATACCACCGACTCCTGTCCTTGTGAAGAGCTGCGTATCAGGAGTTGCTCCCGTAAAGTTTGGTGTATAGTCTTTAGCATACATCTGAAGCACACTGGCAATAGCTGCCGGGTTTGCTCCTTGTTTTACGTAATGAATTACCTTGTGATACCCTTCTCCAGAAGCTGTATCAGTGTCTCCAAAAGCAATCTGGTGATCTTGCCCAAGAGTGGTTGCCAAATAGCCGAAGTTTTCTTTGATATCGACTTGGCTGTCGGAAAGGAGATCTGAAGCGTTTGGGATGTTTTGAAATGTATTAGCCATACTATTTACTCCTCAGTTTCCGAACAGTTCCCATGTCTTGCCTGGTAAAATCTGTGTCTAGCAAGTCATTTCGATATACTTGCCCTTTCTTTCCAGTAGTTCCAAAAGCCCTTTCACCTGTCGGAATATTGGTCATCTTTCCTTTTCTGGAAGGCTTATCCATGTAATTTTTGGCCATTTTTACCTCTTAATAGATTGGGAATATGGGCCAAGCAGGTCCTCCCACATTCTCCGCGTAAGGCGTTTGAATGCGTTGGTTGGCCAATTGTTTTAATGTTTTTCTCTGAGCTAAAAGCTTTTGATCTTCAAAGTAAGCTCTAAGCCTTGCGTATTCCTCGTGATCCCCTTCTTGTATGAGGATCTTTAAAGCGGCTCCATAGGCAATCAGTTGCCACCATTCGTTAAACTGGGGAAGATCGGTAAGGGAAACAGATCCATCAAAGCCATTAATGGTTCCCGTATTTGAACCCGTTGGAGTAAAGGGAGGCCTTACGATGGCATTGCTTGCAGCAGAAAGCACAACCGTCGGCATCATGTAAGCTAAAACCTTAATCAGATATGTGTCATTAGGGATGGGTCTTAAGAAAAGCTGCTGCTGAAACATCATAATGTCTCTTGGGCGGCTTGCTTGATAGGGACGGTAATGACAAGAAGAGTTGGTGCCGCTAGGAGGCGCTGTAACATAGGAAATGGTAACAGCCCCTGTTAGGTAGTCGACCGTTCCGGTTCCTGGAGTGACTCCCGGGTTTACCGGTGGAAGAGAACCTGTATATTGATTGCTAATCAAGATCCCTGGATTTACAAAGAATTGTTGTTGGGGCAAGTCTAGAGGAATAGGCTGATCTTGATCGGTAAAAGTCTCTAAAGCTGGAGAGGGGTTTCCATCGATATTGGGCTGCAAGCCAATGACGACTGATCCTTGCTGTACGGTTGTTTGCGTCAAAGTAAAAGAAAAGATCGACGTAGATCCGTCTGGTGTAAACAGATTCTGATCAATAAAGTTAAACTCCGGCCAGATCCTATAAAATTGGTCTGGCGATTCGTACCAAGCAGCTTGATAATTATCTACGTAGATAGGAGGCTCAAACTGGTTTACATATTGCGGTACATTGTAAGTACCGCAATTGGGGATCGTAGTGAACGTGAAGTAGTCTTTGAGCTTTAATAGCCTCAAATGCTCTGGCATGTCGTACAAGTAAAAGTCGTTAATGTAATCGTCAACGCCAGGAGGATTATTCACGCTCACAAGTCCAGGCCCGGGGCTCGTATCTGGAAGCTGTGAAATGTCAAATTGGCCGGTCAGCTTTCTTACTGTATACCGAAGCCTGGATAGATCCCATGTAGTCATATAAACTTTACGCCACCATTTCGATCATGAATTTGTATCTAGGACGAAACTTGTTTGTTTTGATGGGCTCTCCCTTTTCATCTACCAAATAAGAATGCTCTTCATATTTGCAGCGCTCATTGATAAAACGAGCAACCGAAAGAGGGATTGTGTATTGCTGTCCATCTTCAAATACTTTTTCGAAATATTGCATTCCTTGGTAGTATTTTCCACACACTTTTCCGGGCTGTCCTGGACACTCAATATTCACAAAAGTGCCGTGCACTTTTTTGTCCGTTTCTGGCGTCATTGCTTCAATAGAGTCCTTATTCACAGGAGTTTTGTTGATCCTTAAATGTGTTAATGGATCTCTTTTAACTTCTCTTGGTGTGATCATTTTTTGGCTCATAAAACCTCAATAAGGTTGGTTTGTGGTTGCTATATTTCTTGTCGCATCGTCAAACTTCGATGCAGTAGATTGATTATTGATTTGCCAAGCTGTGTTGGTAATTGGAGTGGGTCCGCATCCAATGGATAAAACTTCAGCTGTAAATTGCGGATTGTTTACTTCTGCATTAAATGCAGGATAATTTCTTGAGTCTACGTCTAATCCAGGTGGCACTTGGGTGTATTGAATGCTAAATGAGGTGGGAGTTAAGACCGTGACGGAAAAGGCTTTGTTATTGAGAGGAAACATGCCAAACGCTGGTGGCACGTGAAGTCTCACAACCTGACCAGTAGCCAGGTTGTGATTTTGGGCGGTAGAAACCACGCAAGGCAAAGCTTGCGTAATCTCACTAATGGCAACTCTCTGAGGAGAGAAAGTCATTAGACATCCCCTCTCCATGCAGTCCAGGACAACACATCAGATGCAGTTACCCCAACGGTACCAGCTGCTGCGGTTTGCAATATGGAAGGCCCTATGATGAAACCTTGGAAAGCTTGGTTATTCATTGCATCATCCACGGTATCGTAATAATACTGTGTAGATGGCAAGAATGTAGTTGGAGTAGGACCAGATCCGATTGGAACAATTGTCGCTGGTGTGTATGGAACACCTGTTGCAGCAGGCCAAGAGAACGCTGTGAAAGCAGAAGAATCTAAAGAGATAGATCCGCCGAGCGTAATTTGGTTTCCAGAAACAGCAGAGATAATTGCTGTTTGAGAGTTAGCTTGAGTCATACCAAAAGCTCTTGGTACATACAAGCGAACTTGCTGACCTACAGTTAATCCCATGTTTGTGCTTGTCGTGATCACAGCTGGGTTAGCAGCAGAGATGTAGACAATCTGGGAGTTTTGTGGGTAATACAGGCTTGGAACTGTTACAAGCTGAACGTAGAACGTTTGAGCCCCACCAGTAAAACTAGCAGTGTTTAACCAGTTTCCTGAGTTAGCAATATCAAAGACTGTACTGCTTACAATGGAGTTTACTGTAAAAAGCATCCCGCCTAATTGCTTATCTACTGTAAACCCTGTCATTAAAACAGTGGCTCCAGCATATAAAGAAGCAGTTGAGCTAACAGTAAATCTACCTGTCGCTTTAGCGTAGGTTGAACCTGTAATTTTTGGTCCAAGCGAAAGCTGCTGAGGAGAAGCACCAGCACCGTTATAAAGAGATATTCCGTTGCTAGTTAAAGCAGAAGGAAGCAAGGCAGTACCAGCAGCATTGATATACAAAGAGTTTGTCTGAGTTGGATTGGTAGAATCCCACTTAATCGCTTGTATGTTTAAGTTACCGGTTCCTGTTTGGCCCCATTGTGTTTCATTGATGATTCGCACCTTTGTAGGTAAAAATCCGCAATTGATAGACAAAGAACCTGGGAGAGTAGCTGGCGCGCTGATCTTTCCACTTAACATGAAATGTTCTGCAAATGGCATAAACTACCTCCTATGAGTGCGTGCAACGCAGGTTAAAAATCCAAGCGTCGTTCAAGATCCGAGGAACTTGTGCGAACTTGTATGCACCTAGTTGCAACCGTCTAAGAGGATCGGTGGGTCCTCCTGGAGGTGTATAGATGAAGCTTGCTGTTGCAGTCGTTAACTCAACAATTGCGTAAGCTTCTTGTCCTGTGCAGAATACGTTGTAGACGTTGTTTCCGTTTAAGGAAGCATTAGGCGTCACAGAGCCTCTAGAGCTATACAGGAACCTTACGTTACCTACAGAGCCCCACTCTGCGTTCAACACATTCATGTTAGATGGGTACTGAGCTTGGCTGATAAAGCCTGTAACGGCTTCCAAATCATCCAATACAGCAGTATTCATCATACCCCAGAAGGCTTCCCTTACTGGAGCAGTACCAAATTTCAGCGTTCCTTCAATATTGTCGCTGATCATCATTGCGTCGTTTCCGAGCAATGCCAATACAGTCGTATCAATATCGCTACGAGATAACTCGGTTGGGTTATCGCCGTTTACACCGCCTGTACAGTTGATGACAGACGCTGTTGAGGCGAGCATATTCCGAATCAGCTCGTCTTCTGTCTCTCTCATGGATTGCGCCAAGAGGGAAACTGTTTGGTTCAAGACGGGGTCTTGATTGATAAACATACACAGCTGTTACTTTCAGCTTTCGCTTACTGACCCTTTCGGGCGGGAGGTCTTGTTATTCCCTCCTCCACTGCTTTCACAATGGATCAGACTATCGCTTCACCTTTCGGTGTCTACCCGCTTTAGTCGTTCAGGCTGGATTATTATTCCCAATTTACTTATCATTACATCCTCACTAACGAAGGGAAGCTTATGAAAAATTGGGAACCACTTACATGTGCTTATTTTGCTGGTCTTTTTGATGGAGAGGGATGTTTTAACATTCGCATCCATCGTCCTTCCAAAAAACCTGATTCCTCTCACTATATGTGTAGAATTTGCATTACTAACACTAGCCTTCCAATGATTGAATGGGTTATGGAAAATTTCGGGGGAAACTTTCATAAACGCACTCGTAATCCAAAATGTAAAGACGTTTACCACTGGTCTATTAGTGGACCACCAATGGTTAATGTTCTTCATGCTATCTATCCATATCTGAGAGCAAAGCGACCACATGCTGATATTATGATTAGATTTAGAAGCACTTTTGACCCAAAAAGAACCAGTCGTATGGAAATCCCTGAGGATGTCAAACAGATTCGTTCTGAATGTATTCAAGCTCTTCATAATCTTAATCATCGTGGCTCTTCTATTCCTTGCCCCTTGTCACCCTCGGCTTTACGTTAGGGCTTCCAAGTCAATTAGGGCTGATTTATACCAGGCTAGTTCGTCAACCTGGTCGGTAATGGTAACATAGGTCAGCACCCACTACCTTGTACGGCACCTTTACGCTGCTAAACCGTACCAATCAAGTCTCGCATCAATATCTACAGCATTTAAAACCTGTCCTGGTGGAGTCAGTCCTGAATCTGGTAGAGGTACTGTAGCTGTCTGCAAGTTCGTGTACCTTCTGTATCGGGCGATACGGCCACTGTTTGGAGGCAGCTCTTTTTTCATTGCCATTTGCTTGTGGATCAATTTTGGCATCGGACGCGACAAAAGCACGTTGTCGAACCACAATTGAACCGGCGCGGGCAGTGCGTTGGTTGTTGTGATGGTCATTATTTGTCTCCATTAACCACCTCTAGAGTACTTTTGAGACATAGACCAAATTTCTTGCGGGCTGAGCTTGGAAAAATCATCTGCTTGTGTCTTAAGGGAATTGGAAGCTGCTTGTCCACTCACTGGTCGAGCAGAATTTCTGATCACTTTTTCAGCTTTAGGGCTTACTTGTTGCTTAGACTGCATTTCTTCGTATTCCTCAGATATTTTTGCTAGCTTGTACGCTGTTTCCGCGGGATTTTTGGAGTTTTGTATCTTGTAGGCTAGGGCGGGATCGTTTTTAATCATTGGAACTGCAAAGTTCTCTATGACAAAATCAAAATCTTCATATTTAGAGCGCATTCTGTTTTCGTCTTGAACAAGTTGCTGTTGCTGCGCATACTCCATAACTACTTTCTTAGCGGTTTGTTCGGCTTCTTTGGCCGCTAATTTCTTAGCGAGCTCTTTTGCTTTGCTTACCGTTAAGTAGTCGTCAGGATCTAGCTTGTCAAATTCGTCAAGCTCTTCTTTAGCAGGAGACTCTTGACGAACAACAGGTGGTTGTTCTTTAAGACGGCTTTCCAACTCTTCAATTCTTTGCTTTTGCAATCGAAGCGTTTCGGATGCTGCTCTCCAATTTCTTTCTTGTTCTGTTTCTTTTGGTTGTTCTTTTGGCGTTTGCGCTTCTTGAACAACTTCAGGAACCTCTACAGTTTCTTGTTGTTCTTCCATTATATTCCTTTTGCACTTGGCGACAGTGCTTCTACGCCCATGTGTAGATCATTTAGAGGAATCCAACGAAATGATCCTTGATATGTTTTACGCCCGTTTATCCGGCGACGACTAACTTGCAATTTCGTCATAGTAGTAACGAATTTTTGACTCATTGATAGAAGCAATTACTTCTGGAACGGGTTCTTGGATGCCTCCAACTGACCATGTAGGCCAATCTCCAGGTAGGCTCCATTCAAGGGTAAGTTTTCCCGCTTTGTTATCGACCCCAAATAAGACGCAAGAAAGCATCATGTGGGGCTTTACAGGGATCCCTTTTACGATTTTAATCTTGATTTTTCGATTGTCATCGGGGTAGGGTTTGGCGTGGACGAGAATGTAATATTTCTCATCCCGTGACTTAAGCTCGTCGATGATTTTTTCAATATCCCTCATCAACGTCTTGGTCATTGCTTGGCGGGTTTCTCCAAGCTCTTGTTTCCCAGCGATATACGGCAGTGCGATCATAGTTCTAAGCAATCTTGCTAAACTTAGATCGGCTGATTTTTGCAGAATCTTTCTTCACGGCTTCGTTCTGAAGCTTGAAATAATGGTTTCCGCGTTGATGAGCATGAGCATGTGTTTCTGGGGAAAATTCCTTTTCATCAGAAGAGTAGCCCTTGTCCCAATGGTGAGCTCCTTCGTGCATGGGAGGGCCTCTATCAGGATCTCCATGTACTCCGTGAGAATGTTTGCTATGTTTCATCTTGACCTCTCTTATGCAAAGTAAGTTTTTTACTTTACAAGCAAGAGATATCAATACTTTTCTTTACGGTCAAGAAATTTGGAAAAAAGAATTTGCAAACAAATTGCCTGGAAAGTATCTTGCCTATCGCATAGGTGTTACCTCGGGTCCCCTAGCGTTTACCTTTGTGCGCTAGGGGCTTTTTCAAGGAGAAAAATGTCCCAGACTGAAGAAAATGAAGAAGAGTTTGCGCAATATTTCGATGAAAAAGCAAAAAAAAATGAATTTGTAACTCTTGAAGAATGTGAAAGAAGAAAAGCTTACGAAAAAAAAATATTGCGCCAATACATGCCAGTTGACGATGCATATGACTTTATCTACGACGCAACAATTTTTAGTTGTGTTACCTTACAGCTTTTAGACACTATCTTAATCAAATATCCTGATTTAGCGTTGTCTGAAATCTTGGAAGCTCCTGAATATTTTATTACAACATTTCTAGCCCATGGAGACAAAGCGGCCTCTTTGCCGGAAAGAGTTTCTAATTTTAGGAAAAAGCATTATCAAAATCCCAAATCAAAAAAAAAGGAATAAATTGACTTATCAAAAAAATTTGGAGATCCTGACAAAGAAACTTGAGGTTTTTGTAAAAACTTTATCCACCTCTACACACAGCTGTGAGCAGGGTGAAAATTTGAAAAATGGGTACCATTGTCCACAAGGTGTTTTGAGCAAGAAAGAAAATAAAAACTGCAAAACATAAGCAATCTTATCAGACATTGAGCACAGGAAATAAGCAGATTAGCAAGATTAGCAGACTGAAAAGAAGTGCCACTTTCGTGGCATAATCATTTACTCTTTTTGCCAAGAAGTTTCCCTTTCCTTTTTTCTTAGCCATTCAATCACGGCTTGTTTTGGATGCAAAATCCGGCGAGGTGACATTCGTATGAATTCAGGACAATTCTTATTTTTTCTGGCCATGCAGGCTTGAAAAGGTGAAGTAAACACACCAAAATAGATCAAATCACACGTAGTCAACATCTCTCCATCAAAATCTTCAATTTTTTTGATGACATTATCTAAACAAGACATACCAACCTCCGTTGTGGGTAAAAAACAATTTGACTTTTTACGGTATATATGTCAATATTTGTTTTTATGTTTCGGATTAGCTCAGTTGGTAGAGCAATGGACTGTTAATCCATTGGTCGCGGGTTCGAATCCCGCATCCGAAGATTTTTCAACTTTACAAAAAGATATGCATATTCTAATGTTTTCTTGCGCGACAAAAATTTTTAGGAGAAAACATCATGTCCATCCCTACTGATCTCATAGCACCAGTTAACCCATCTATTGAAACCACTATTCATTTTGGAGAAAAACCAGGTATTTTATCCGGAATTTGGAAGCTAACAAAAGCAACAGGTCTTGCCGTATTCAAATACGGGGTTCCTCTTATAATGATATGGCAAACGTGCGTTCTACTTAATGACTGTTACAAATGGTGTAGAGCCTCTACAGAACAAGATAGACAAGCTGCTTTGTCTCATGTCGTAGATATTCTTAAAGTAGCTACTGTTTCAGGTGTAGCTCTTTTTGCAATTGATGTTACAGCCTCTGTTTTATTCAGAGTTCCAAGAATCGGTCTTCCTTTTTGTTTGTTTAGATAATCTATCGCTTTGCGTCTGCTTTTTCGTACCCCCGAAAAGTAGGCGCATCTTTTCAAAATATACATCCTCAATCTATCATACTTCTTTTTGTTGGCTTGATTAAAGCAAATAGGGGGTAAATATGATTGGCAATATGAATAATGGATTTGGAAATGTAGGAATACAACAACCTATTCATGGTATAGGTGGTGATGCTGGACGAAACCGCCTTCGAGACCAAATTCTAGAATCAATTAATCAAAAACAAAACGAATTAGATGTATACAAAAGAAACAAACCTTTTAGAATCGTTTGGATAAAAGATTTTTTAGAATTTGATTCCGAAAAAAAAAGGAACATTGCAATTATTGCTACGATTGTCGCTATTGCTGCGTTCGTCTTTACAGTTTCAGTTGCACCAAAGATATTTACTAGTGTTTATACAACAGTATTTGTGGGAAGCTTATGTTTAATCCATAATTTTACAGCTGCTGATTTCTTAAGAGAAAAAAAATGTATAGAAGAGTTAAAGGAACTAAACAAAAGTTTAGCACAAACATGACAATTTTATTTAAAAGCTCTTAAAAAAGAAAGGAATCTTTCAGATTTACCACCCTAAGATGATGTAGAAAAATAAGCGCGCCTTGTGGGCGCGCCTTAATTAAGAAGCGTATCTAAATTTTCTAAAAGTTTTTGTTTTTATCACAGGTACTCTATAAGAGTCTTTTTCTCTCATTCCTGTAATATAATTTGTTTTATAAGTTACTACGTTTTCGTAACTCATGTAATCTTCGTCTTCGTAATACGATTCTAATGGTTTGTTTTTATTTTTTTCATCTTCTTTTACACCAGTTAAAGTTTCCCTAATAGACGTATTATATTCTCTTACTTTTTTAGTAACATTTTCATCAATTTGGTTTAATTCTTCTTTTGTCAAACATTCAAAACCTTTGCTTGCAGCAAAGTTTCTAAATGCATGTACATCTACCGGTCTATAAACATCACCACCATCATAAGAGATAAATGGTATGCTATCGGGTAATAAATCCGAACGAATTAACTTTTCGTTTCTTTCTGAAATTTCTTTCATATATTTTTCAAGCAACAAAATAGCTTTATCTTTTTGAGATTTATCTTTTTCTGCTGTTGGTGCAAGCGTTTTTAATGTTTCTAATTTTCCACGAATCCTTTCCAATCTATATCCATTTACGTTATTGTCTTTCAATATTTTATTAACAACTTGGAAATAGCATTTTGGGATTGAATCTGGACATGTAACAGGATACAACCATTTTTTACACGCCATAAACGCTGTTCCCACACCAAATAAAGAAGCAGCTGCTACACCAACTGGTCCAAAAGCAAGACTTGATGTTGCAAATACACCAAAACTCAATCCGCCAAATACAGGAATAGTACTGATTAAAATTTTGGAAAAATGATAAGTATCTTTTACATAAAAATAAGTTTTTTCAGCTTCCTTACACAAAACCTCATATCTATTACTTGTATCTTCTTGTGTTAATCTCTCTTCTTCATCTAACCTGGCAATTTCTGTATAAACCCCTGGTTTTGAAAACTCGGGGTCTAGATTTCTTATGTACATTTCTTTACTGGTTGGAATAATCACACAAAACTCCTTTCTTTGTGTTCTAATACCTCTGATTCCATGCGCTCTCTCATCTCATCTACAGGTCTTTTCATGAGTTCAATAGAATCATCTTTTCGATGTTTTCGAATAGATGTATCTAGTCTCATGATTAGGTTATCTGTTTCTGGTTCTTCCTCTATCTTTTCTACCGCTCTTTCTCGTTCAGTAGAAAGAAGAAGGTGAAAAATGTTGTTTGAATCAAAATAAGAGTCGTCTGGATAAGGCATTCTTTCTTTTTTATAAGGCATCAAACGATCTTCTCTTTCTAAAAGAGGGTCGCTTGTCCTGACTTTTTCTTTAGGAGTAAATTTAGAAACTCCATCAGAATCATACTGATAAAACTCAATTTTTTTATGAGGTGTTGATTTAATTACTGGAACTTGTGTATCTTTTAAATAAAAAGAAAACCAGTTGTATTTATCTGAACCAGCTCCTTGTTTTATTGTTTTAGGTATGCCAAGTAAAGAACGATCTTTTCCAATAGAGATGATTCTCTCTTCCCATAAACCATTGAACTTTTCATACTGCTTTTGCAAAAGTTTCAAAGCTTTTTTGCATTGCACTTGGGATCGAGTAATCTCTTCTTCGTTCTTTCCAACCAAAAACCCAGGGTCCTTCATTATCAGATCAAGCTTGCGAATTTTGTCTTTTAATCGATCGATCCTGGCTTTTCCATATCCTCTGGCACGTGCCTCGCAGTTAAATTTATACACATTATTTCTGAAAATTACATCTTCAATCGTGTATTTCGTCCCGAACGCCATGCCAAAACCAGCCAAGACAGCTGCAAAAGCACCCCCCGTTGCCAAAGTAATCCCAGCTGCTGCCACACCTGAAACCGTGGAGACCAGCTCTTTTCTGGATTGGAGTTTATTGAATCGATCTTCAATGTATCTGGCTTGCGCTTCTTGAATATCATCCTTATCTGACTGGATGGATTCTTCTTCTTTATCTAGCCTAAGCAACTCATCGCAAAGATAGTCAGACGTAGGCGCATATTCTGGCCATACTTTTAATCTATCATGGCTCATTTCCTCATCAAAAGGCTGCCATTCTGGGAACCTGCTGATTAACATTTCTTTACTAGACGGTATTATCATATTCAACCTTTATTATAACGCCAAATTGGCGTATGCAAAGCATATCAATCTCAACTTTATTTAAAAACCTAAACACTTTTATAGGAAAAAGAGTTTTGACCCAAATGATGGATTACGATATGATGAGGATGAAGGTTGAAACAAACTACTTTCTGTAGTGGGCGCCTATAAAGCGCCCATTTTTATCTAATAAAATTTACAGGGCAACAGTCCTTCACATTGCCTTGGGAGAGGGTTCAATGTGAGCCCTCTTTTTCTTGAGGAAATACAATTTTTGGCCCACTTTTCGGGGTTTTCGGAATATCTACCGTTAAAGGTTTCGCAATCTCTTCCGGAGTTGCAGTTGTAGAGCCAAATCCTTTACTGATAAATGGGATTCTTATTCCGCTGAATAATCCACCTTGATTGGTTGTTGGTGGAGGATCTTTTTTTGCTGTCGTTTGTGTTTCGGTCACGAATTCCCAATTTTTTGAGGGAGATTCTTTTTTAGGGGGTGTTACAGGTTTTGGCGAGGGCTCCTCTTCGACTTTTGGAAAAGCCTCTAATTTGCCCTCCAGACTACCGGGCTCCAGATCGTCTTCATCCGTGATTTTTTTTTTTCACCGATTCTTTTTCCTCTTCAGGAGCTTTTGTTCCAACCATTGTGACGTCATGCGTCGACGTGGAAAAATGACTGGAAGAAAATACACTTGGAGAGGTTTGTGAAAGACCTGTTGATACATGAGAAGATCTTAAGCTAGAAGTAGATGAACTACTTGAAGAGCTTGCTGAAGAGCTGTATTCGTCAGTTTCTTCATCATCTTTTAGTTGTTCTTTTGGTGTTTCAAGAGATAGCTGTTGTTTCGCTAATCTCTCTATCTTCTCTTTGTTTCCGCAGTCGCAAGGACAAATGCAATAACCTGCATTCATTCTCTGTTCGTTTAATTGGGATTGTCTAACTTTTTCTTGTTGTGCTATTTTGTAATTAGCGTAAATCTGCATTACTTTATTAGACAACTTCTTAAGTCCAAATCCACATGTACCAATTAACCCTACTGCCGACAATCCTTTCATAAAAAAGGATAGTTTACTCCAATATTGTGGAATAGAAACAACTCCACTCCAAATATAGGACGAGGATTGGCTAAGTAAAGACATCATAAGCGAACCTCCTTAGGTTGCTTCTGCATGCTAACAAAAAATACAAATTATATCGAGGAAGTTCTTTATCCAGTTATCTGGGGATTAAATTCTGTCTTTAATTTTTCCTGCTCGACATCTTGAGAGAGCTGCCTAGAAAGGTCTAAAGAATCGCTTTCCTCTCCGCCTTGAATGGCTTTTTGTTTGGATTGTATATCTACGATGAAGTTAGCTAACTTGATCAAGCGATCTTCATCCATGTTTTCAAGCTCTCGAAGGGCTTTGGCATTATCCAACGCAGCGGAAGCGCGTTGATGCACAGCTTGGGAAGCTTCTTGTTTTGCCAGCGCAATCTTTTGGACAGAAGTCGCTTTCCTTTCCTCTGCCATAGCGAAATCGCTTTGGGCTTTTGCTTCCAAAGATCTGGTAAGGACTCTTGCTTGTTCGAGCTCTTGAGAGACTTGTTGTTGTTGGATTTGAGCCGCTTGTTGTTCTTGCTGCTCGATATCTTCGATGATCTCTTTCTTGCCTTGTAATGTGCTTTTTTCGAGGATGTATTTGTTTGAGATGGGAACTCCAAGTTGTTTTAGCTGCAAAGCCTGCAAAAACTGAAGCTGTTTTTGCGTTGCTGTCATCTCAGCTTCTTCGACAACGCAATTATATTTCAGCATGGAAGCTGACATTTTCATGAGCTGGTTTTCTGGAGTGATTGTTGCTTTAATCAAGTCGGATGGCTCTTTTCCTAAGATATGAGTCATCTTTCCCACGCCAAAATTATTTAAGATCAAATCGAGTGCGATCTCTCCTATGCTCATCTGCATCTGATTGAGTCTATCGAAGATGTTACGAAGCCCGGTAAGGCCAGCTCCCATTTTTAACTTCATCAAAACGCCCGTCATCTCTTTGGCTCCCATATTCTGGGCAAAGAGCTCCTCTGGGCCAACAATATTCATGATCTCTTTTTCAATCGTCTGGATCAGCTCCATCCATCCGTTTGCGACGGGAGGCGCTGGAATGGGCGCTACATCGGTTGCGATATTAGCTGATTGTTTTAAGAAAAGAACTTTGCCAGGGCCTTGAAAATATGCGTCTTCTGGATTGACAAGAGCATCTTCTTTAACCATAAGACCGGATTGCACTTGCGCATCCAAGATGTCGAGGAGACGGTTTCGTCTGCGGTTGAGCTCAACTTGACTGTCTCTGATGTTCCGAACGACGCCTTGGTACCGATAGGCGTAATTTTGGACTTCTGGGAAATGATAGCAGAGCGATACCGCAAATGGAAATCGATCCAATCCCCATGGACGTTGTTCCTCGTAGATGACGTGGTTGTTGACGAGGACGTTCCATTTGACAGTCGGGACGGAGGCTTTGATAATTTTAACATTTGGATTGAACTGCTTAAGAAGTTGAAATTGATCTCTTGTACCAGACCATTCAATCACTTCGCCTGTTCTTGTGTCCAGAACTTTTTCGGTTTCTCTGTAATCTTTTACCCAATACTCATCATAGGCATACATCTCTTGCTGATATTGATACCAGTTTTGCGCTAAGAATTGGAACTTACCATCTTTTGCAGCATAACCCTTTCCAAGAGCTGGAATATCTTTTTCGATATCAGGAAATAAACTTGCAAGCTGCCTTTTTGTAACGTATTTTCTCGTCCAGATTCGATCGCAATCAGAAAGATCTTGTTTAGTCCAATAGTTATCCATCAAAAAACTGTTGAATGGGATGCGGTCTGCTCTAATCTCTCCGTTCTCTGGATCTTCACGAAAGTCCATCCATAGATGAATAAGATTCATTCCGCAAATATTAGAACCGTCAAACGCATCCGAGATCTTTTCATAGATTCGGTCTTGATTATTGGCCCAGTTTAGTATCGTCGTAAGCTGATCTGCTGTCTCTCCGCGATCAGGATCGTTATCAGCTGCATACACGACTGTTTGCAGCCGATTATCTCTCTGATACCCGCCAATCATGTTAATAATTCGCAAGATTTTATTGAACATCAAGATCTTTTGGTTTCTATAATTTATGTTATAGAACGTGTTCCAATAATCTTGCTGCCCAGTTGCCATCTTTGTATCAAGATCCGCTTCATACCACCATTGCTGCCAAAGAGACTGACTCTCTTTCCAAAAATCATCTAATTCGCGAGCTATGGGATTACTAACAGGCCAAGACATAAGTTCTCTTTCGTTGGATTATTCGTGCGCTTTCTTTGCTCTTTTCTTAAGGTCTTTGGCAGCAGAATGTGCTTCTTTCTCTTCGACCTTATCTTTCTTTGCGCGTTTAATCATATGCTTCGTGGTGTCGTGCGCAGCCTTCATCGCATAATGTTTTGCATCCTTCTCTAATGCATGGGCAGCCTTCTTCATAATCTTCTTGTGCATTTTCCAGCTCCGTCAAATAGTTTGATACATCTCTTGCAAATTTCTTAGCTCTTACAAAGAACTCTGCAATCTTTTTTCTGTCTATGTTTTTTCCAATTACATTTATATCCATCATATATTCTTCTACACGACAAAGACGGACATAAGCTTCTTCTAATAAAATAAGGGCTGAGTAATCATCTTTCATGTTTTGTACGCTATTCCTGATTGATTTAAACTTTCTATCGTAGCTTTTGCTTGAGATGGATACCAAGGATGTAAATATTCATTCTGGCGGATAGCTAGAAGGACATTACACATCGTCTCTTCCATATATTCCATTTTTTTCATAATTCCACCTAGAATTTCGCACGCATTTTTATAGAACTCTTCTTCGCGTTTGGATTGCTCTTCCCAGCGATTTACTAGTTTTGCAGCGAGCTCTTTCAAAGAAGATCTGGAGTCGCCTCGATTTAGTTTAAGGTAAGTCGTTAGAACCTTTTCCGATCTAGAAGAAATGTTATCTGCTAGTCTCTCTAAGCGATCTTTTGTGGATTTTTTTTCAGTATCCATAGTTTTTCTTCCTCATTTCGTTGATTTTATCTGCGCTCAATCGATTGACTGAGCTTCCGAGAGACCGAAGGCCAACGCATGCCATTCGAAAAGCATCTGCTCCATGGCTCCATTGATCGTGTAATGGCTCGTCATAATACACTTTCAAAGACTCGTTCCATTTCTTTCGGTAGAAATCTAAGCACTTGATTCCCCTTTCGCATTCTTTACGGTCGAATGAGCAGTAAGCAAAGGTGCTTCTTACTGTTTCAATGCCTTCGTGAATTGGATGAAGCGGAACTACAGTTAAGTTGAATCCAAGCTCTCTAGCTGCTTCGATTCGATTAACTCCACTGATAAATTCTCTTTGCCTCATGTCGTGCGGGACATAATGCATACCAAAGAGAACCCCTTTTTCCTTACGCCATTTCTCGAGGTACTCAAGGTAATGGGCAAGGCTTTCGCCCGAGTTTTCGTAGTAGTGGATAAAGTTTAGGTTTCCATTTGGAAGAGACTGGAAAATCCAAATGCTAGTAGAATCGCCAATTCCAATGTCCCACGCAGTATGGACGGGAAGACTTCTGGATATAGGTAAAGGGCAAATTCTACCATCGTCGCGAGCATTTTGAATAAGTTTGCCATAGTAAGAGCCTTCTGCTCCCCTCGTAAAAGAGCAGTAATACTCTTGTTGAATGAAATCTTCGGGAACACCTTCTTCACGAAGCTTCTCAATGTGGGATTTTTCTAAAATTGCTGTATCTTCTATCGACAGAAGACTCGCAAAAAACTCTGAATTTACCCCAGATTTTGCATAGTTGTAGATATTGTAAAAGTGATTTTGTCCATTCGGAGTACTGAGGAAGATTGCAGTGCCATTATTCTGGGAAATACGAGGTTCGATGGTGTACCAGCTCTCGGGATCCATATACGCATATTCGGAAAGAATAATGAATGAGGGGTTCATCCCGCGGGCTTGCGTTGCGTTCTTTCCGTCGAGTCCCATCACGCAATAGATTGAGCCGTTGACGAGCTCTAGTCTCATATCGGATGAGTTTTTAGATCGAATACACTCTTTGGGGAAATGATCGAGGTAGGCCATTGCTTGGCCTTCATGCGTCTCGTGTACGCTGTTCCAGATCGCTTTCTTTCCTTGGTTGTACTTAGGAAAACAGTGAAGATAAACACCTGGTTTTTCTAAAGCCCTCCATATGAGATAATTCAGAGCAAAGAGATCCTTACCAGCTCCCCGATGCCAGCAACAGACTAAACGCTTTTTGCCACTATCTAAGGCTTTCCAAACAGGAATCTGGTACGGTCTTGCCTGAAAGAGGTGCGGGTAAGCGATCTCAACTTGTTGCATCGCTGCTGTCTTTGAATGGAGCTTTAGGAACGAAAACAATCTGTGTAGCGGAATCTCCCTGCTGCCTTATCTCTTTTTCATGATCGCGAAGCTCATGATCATAAAGAGCTGCATATCGGTTAAATACCTGGAAGCTCACCTTGTTTTTTAAGGCTAATTCTTCCCTTCTTACGCCAATTAATATTCTAGCTTTATTAAAGGCTTGCCTGAAGTTTTCATTAGCTTTTGCATATTCATGCATTTTAGATTGATCTGTATAGTTTCTTAAAGCAACAAAAGACCTGAGTATTAACGTATCTTCTCTATTTGCCCATTCTTCTAAAGCCTTTGCTTCTTTATCGAGATCTAGGATTCTTGGTCGTCCTTTTCCGTGCCCTGAGCTATACAGGTGTCCTTTTGGAGCTGGCATGTGTCACCTCTTGTTAAAAATAAGGTTTACCATTCAAAACAAACGTTGTCAACAATTTTTTTTCTGATGATCTTAAAATAGTGAATATTTATGATTTAGGTATGATTCCCATTCAGCTAGAGTTCTTTAAAACGCCAGAGCAGTGTGAGTTAGAAACATTGCAAAAAGCTTATCAGGATCTGAAAACGTCTACAGATAAGGTAAGGCGAGGAATGTACGCTCGCCTGGGCGAGCTTACAAAAGCAAATGACGATTTAAGGGAAAGGCTTTGTGTGTTAGAAAAGCACATTTGCTATGGGAAGAAAGAGGTTGTTTAAGTTCTCTTCTAACACAAAAATTCTATCCCAAAGAGGGCGAGTGGTCGGCAAAGCGCGAGACATCGCCCCTACAGAATCAAACCAAGTTAGGTTTATTTTAAAGCAGAGAAACTCGATGGAGAACCGTCTTTGAACGTGCCCGTTTCTGTAAAACGATAGGTTCGTTTTAAAAAAAAACCGGTTTCGTATTCATTACTTTGGGCTTGTCTTTTTGTAACGACTTCGTTGTAGATAGAAGACATTTTCTTGAAACATTTTTGATAATATCTTTTCAAAGTTTTGTCTTCTTCTCCTTCAATGAGACCCTGCACAAGTTCGATCTTTTTCTGCAATCTGGTGATGCGAAGATTTCCAATTCCGGCTCCTTTTGCATAAGCATCTTGCAATTGAGGAGGAGCTTTTTTAGATCTACCATGTAGAAAAAATAAGGTAGAGGCAAGAGAGCATCCAAGGCCTATTGCATAAGGAACTACGCTTCTTGCATGCATAATTGTTTCAAGGGCTGGATTTAGGATGTGGTTTCTTTGAGCTCCCACATAGATGTAGGTTTGTGTATCTGGAAAGATGGCTTTTTCAGCAACTTTAGATGATAAATAGACTGTAGCAACAGTAGAAGCGACAACTGGAAGAGCGGTATAGGTAGAAAGCCTTTTATCTTTTAGCTCTGCAATCAAAACCTCTTCGGTAAAGGCTGGGCTGGTAGAGTCTGATCGACTTTGAATTCTCTTTTCTCTTGCGTCTTCGGCAAGCAATACCTCTGGCAGCTCAGTCATCCCTTTTTCAAGGGAAATATTTGAAAAAAACATGGAAGAATTTGTGGGAATAATGGAACACATAAAGCCTCTCTAAGTTTAAGACGGCTTCATGCTATCCCAATCAAAAATTTACCGAAACACTAAAAATTAATTTTAATCTCGACGGAATAATCACGCCCACTTTCTTGCGAATATTGCCAAGAGATTTTTGGACTATCATCGGCTCTTCCTGGTAACTTTCCAGGGATGAGATTGTCTGCTACCGCATCGCGTATCCACTTAAAAGAATCGATGAGATTGTCGGAATCTAATCTTCTTTTTCCCACTCTTGTTAAAGTGACTTGGCAAGGAAGTGTTGGTTTAGACTGAAGGGTTTTAAAGATAACATGGACGGCTGATTTTTGGGCGTCATGCCTTTTTTTGGCTTGCGCCCAATGCTCTCGCACGTTGAGCTCACCAACTGTTTTGATAGGAATAGAAATAACAATTTCCTCTTTCAAAACGGAATCTCCATCTGAGAAAAAGGCACCTGTTTTGTGGATTTGTTCTCGGAAACAGTAGGTTGATTTGTTCTTTCAATTTGAGGACCCAGAGTCATCTTATCCAAAGCTTCTAAAACAAGTTTTTGAAAAGCTTCCATGTCTTCCCTGGATTCAAACCGCGCATAGGGTTTGTATTTCTTGGCCCCATCTTTCTCATAGACTTGAGAAGGGAAAGAGATCCAGCGTTGAGTTTCGTTTTTGAAAACAGCAATGCCTCGGATGATGAAATTTTTCCAGGCATTTACCTTTACCTCTAGGTATCCTTGCAAAGGGCCTTTAACGTAAGGGGTAAAATTGACAATAGTTAATCCCATGAGATAATTTTTCCTATTCTGTTTAAAAATTCCTCTTCCACATCTCTGACGCAAACGTAGTAGTAACCGGTTGCCCTGATCTTATCTAGCCATTGATAGATTTTCATGCGTCCAGAGCATTTGTCTGGGCTGAAACGCACATGGATAGAAAGATCGACCAAATCTCTGCAGCGGTGATCTTTCTTCTCAAGAGAACAGATGTGAGACCAATTGAATCTTTGCATGTTAACATTAAAATTTTATGTAGAATTTATGTCAACACGAATAGAAAAAATTTTTGACACTAAGCTTATAGCGCTTTCCTCGAATTAAAATTTGAACTGAGTGATCATGTATTCTTGCTCTCGTTTAAGCCTTCTTCGGTCATATCCCAAGAAAGGCACATCAAAATTTGAATGGGTTCTACTGGTTGTGAGAGCTCCAAACATGGAAGAAAAATCTTTTTTGTTTAGATGGGTAGTGATGATTGTTCCCAAGCGATCCCTGTTCTCCCATCTTTTATCAAAAATATAGTAAAGATATTCAATGATAGGATCTGGAGGTTTTACAAACCCTAATGCATCTATCATTAAAAGCTCTACTTTTTCTAAATCTTTGCAATAATCGTATAGAGCATAGTATTTATATTTATCAAAACCATCTGAGCAATCGTTTACCATTTTGGCAAAGCTGCATTGATCGACAATCTTTTTGGTCATGTGGTGAATTTCGTTGCAAATTGCCCTGCCCGCAAAAGTTTTTCCAGAGCCTGGATCTCCATGCATGACCAAAAACCCATATGGATTTGCATGGAAAGATAGAATTTGCTCCATTATTCCGTCTGTTTGAATAATGTGCTCTAGTTTTTCTTGCCCTTCTGGAATATGTTCCATCCTAATCAACCTTAGGTTAAATCTTTTAACATACAGAGATTATAGCAAATTACATCAATTTTAGTCAACAAGATAAAATCACAAACTCATAGATTTCCAAGAATGAATGGGTAGCGCTATTTCTTGTTCTTTTGACCAGCCTAGCGATTTCTTTTCTTTTTCACACAAGAACACGTCTTTACCCTCAAAAGCCTTACCTTGAGCCTCTAAACAAGCGCCAATAGCTTCTCTCCTGTCTTGATTCAATAGCGTAATCATCTTACCCGAAGAAATCCTGCTAAAAAATCTTTCTCCAAAAATTTCTTTCATTTCTTTAGATTCCCTGTTGATCACAATGACTGTGCCTAGAGAAAATCCCCTTTCCCAACGATAGTCCATCAAGGAAAACAAGTACTCAAAATAACCTTGCGTTGGGTCTTTTGAGCCAAAATCGTCTATAATCAAAATTTTAGTGTTTTTGTATCTCTCCATGTTTACCATGGGATTAGAAAGACTTTCTTTCCAATCGCAAAAAAAACTATATTCACTGGTAAAAACAGCCTCATCGTCATCCCTGTAAGGCAAGGAATAGCTTGTGTTTGCTTCGTAAATAGCTTTAGCCGCATAGGTTTTTCCAGCTCCAACAGAACCGCAAATCAAAAACATACCGAAAGGGTTAAAGGAAAATTTTAAGATTTCCTTAGCGTTATTTCTTTCCTGTTTTAGGTTTTTTAGTAATTCAATTTTCATTTTTCATCTCTTTGTTAAAATGGAATTTTTCTTTTAAATCTTTGATCTTCTAAAGCAGGGTCAAATTTGATCTCTGTTGGCCGCTTAGGTGGTTGCTTTTGGTTTTGATAGCCATTTGCTTGGCGATAGAGAGAGTCGTTGTAGGCTTTTACTATCCATCTGCCAAAGAGAGCATCGATATTCGTATTTGCTCGGACTGATTTAGAGACGCACCACGCCGCTAATCGCTTTAATTCGTGAATAATGTTGACCTGACCCGAGTAAGCCTCGCCAAGGCGCTCTAATAAAGCGCTATCAAGCATCTCGATCTCGCCAGTCTCTGGATTGAAAGAAAGATGTCTCTTTTTTTTCTTGCTGATTTTCGGCTTTGCCGAACAATCAGCTTTCGGCGGAGCCGATGGCGCGACTTTTTGGTCCGATTTTTGGGGCTGGAAAAACATCGGACAAAAAGAAAGAATACTCTTTATCTTATATATATATAGAGTATATCTAAAAGGATGCGACGAATTTTCCTTCCATTTCTCAACTATTTTCTTTGCAAAAAACTCGCCAGGTTGGGCAAAAAAGGGGGTAGGTCGTTCGTATGGTCGTTCGTATGGTCGTTCATTTGGTTGTTTTTGCGTTTTAGTTATGAACATCAAATCGTGGTTGCAGGATAGTTTTACGATGGTTTTCTTCGTTTGTTTTTTGGTGTTTGTTATGGTCTCTTGTATGGTCTCTTGTATGGTCTCTTGCTTATTTGAAAAGACTTCTACATTATGCTGTCGACAGGTTGTGATTAAACTCAAAAAACCCATGTCTTCAAGAATTTTCTTGCACCTTCTATATCTCGATTCGCTAGCCAAACCAAGTTCTTTAAAATTGCCAATTTCAAGAATTTGGTTGTTTTCGGCCTGACTTTTCATGGATAAAGAACAGGCCATCGCAAAACTTTGCGGATCCTTCTCTAAAAATTTTTGAGCCTTTTCCAATGGAACCGGTAAAAGAATTACGGTAAATTTATTAGGGTCATATTCCTGCATATCTCTACTCCTCATTGACTAATTGGGTTAATCTATATAAAATTATCTTGGGACAGATAACGAACTCTTCGGCATATTTGGTCCCCTTTGAGTTGAACGGAAAAAGATACTTTTCCCTCTTCTCATCGTAAACCGCTCGCAAGCCTTTTTCAGCTAGGCTCGTGTGTGTGAGCAGTTGGGGTGCGTGGGTTTGTTGATGTTTCCCGCGCACCTGTTTTTTATAAAAAAATCTTACTGAAATCTTGAAATCAAAAAACAGTTTTTGAAAATTATTTCTTGCTATTTTTTTAGCGTTTCCTATTGCGTTAAATAGGAATTTTGCGTATTCTGGAGGGAGCTTAAAAATGATATAGCTCCTCTTTCGGCGTATTCCGCTGATTTTGGCGTTATTTTTAAGCCTAAGTGTAATCAGATATCCTCCTCTCGTAGGTTGATATCATCCGATATCCTTTCTCGTATAGGTTTCGGTTTTATACTTAGCATCCTGATTCCTAAACGAAACGTACTATCTTGGCGGAACGTCGTTTCGTGTAATTGTTCTGGGTCACCTTCATCGGTGACCCTTATTTTTTTGTCTCAATATCGCAAAGTTTTAGCATTTTACGAGACAAAATAGCCAGACCTTTTTACTCTTCTTCATCCCAAGACACCAATTCAATGCAAAGAGATTTTGGGGTTTCCTCCACAGAAACAAGACCTTCTCTCACAAGAAGCATCAAGTCATTGCGAAATTTTACAATAGGTTTTAGGTATTCGGTTAAAACATCTTTTTTGTAAACATGAATTTTTCTGTCTTTATCAGCCTGCCTCCAGACAGACAGGTAAGTGGCAATTGCATTAGGGCAATGCTCTGCTGCTTGCACCAGATATTCGTAGGGCGGAACCTCATACATCTTCCGAATCACACAACACCTCCCTTAGGGGTTAGATGGTCTTAACGTAAATTTTACATTAAGCCATCTAAACCTTAAAAAAGAATTTGAAGCAAGAGTTTTTTAAAAAATTACTCGTCTGAATCGTCGGGTTCTTTATCTATTCCGGCAGGCGCTGTATGCAAAAGATCCTCTGAAATTAGATCTTCACAGGTGACTATTCTGTTAGAAGCTCTCTCAATCTTTAGGGCCACACTTAAGGCTACGTCCCGAGTTCCGTCAGACATTACCAAAGCTCTCATCGTAGATTGCGCTACACCAGCCTTACGAGCAAACTTGTTCACGGAAATTCCCCACTCTTCGATAAAGTCTTTTAATCTCATTTTATCCTCTTTTTTTTCTTTGCTTGATTATCTTTTTCTTACTCAAAATGTATTGTATGTTGACACGAAATGTAGTGACATGCAACACTTTATACGTTCGTCCAATTAAACATCAACAGGGCGAACGGGAGGAATTGTGGACAATAGACAAGAAAAAATCAAAGCCGAACTTGAACAGATCGCAAAAATGTACGATCCCATCATTCAAGCATTGCAAAACATGGTCAAACAAGAAGTAGAATTCTGCGAAAAGATAAAGAAACAAATTGATAGTTTGGAATACACTTCGTGGCAGACGTTTCGGTACCAATGCGAAGTAAGGCGGATGATCGATGATTTCGTGTGAGGAATGGGTAGATCTAGATGTTTCATGCTGCCAAAACTGCCAAGAGTGCTGCCCTAACAAGGGAGATTATTGCATGTGCGGTGATGTGGAATGCCTTTGTTTTTCTGTTAGGTTGCAAGAGAGAAAGACACCCATTCTTTGGGTTTACGGAATGACCGAGAAGGATTTTATATGAAAGATATTTCTAAGTACACGAGAGTCACGGAAGTGCTATCACACTTTTCTGGCTTTCAGTCAGTAGACCCGATTGTGCTGCAAAACGCAGCACAAAGAGGCACATTGGTTCATCAAATCTGCGATGCTATCATCGAAGGAATGGGCGTTCCGCCCGTTTCTTCAGAGATCACGCCGTATATTGACAGCTTTTTAAAGTATGGGGAAAAGCCTTATATCCAAAAGCCTGAAAGATTTTTCTGCGATGAGCTCATGATCACAGGCGAGTGCGATGCAATCTATAAAGAAAATGGATGTTTGGTGCTCGTAGATTTTAAAACATCTCGCGCAGAAAGCAAAACATGGAAGCTGCAAGGATCTGCCTATGCTTATCTTGCGAAAAAAGCCGGGTACGATGTGCAAAGGATTGAGTTTGTCAAACTAGATCGCACAGGTAAAGAGCCCAAAGTATTTGTATACGAAGACCAGTTTGCAGATTTTTTAGCAGCGCTAAGAATGTACCGATTATTTTTTGAAGGGAAACCAACGATTCAAGGAGAAGACTTATGAAAGAAAGCACCGCACTTGTGCAAATAAACAACCTGATTCCCTCCGAGTCAGAGTTTCAGCTACTGCAAGTAGTATCTAGAAATGCCGCTCTTTCTGGTCTTTACGGGTCAGTTGGATCAGAGCAAAAGATCTTCATGATTTTACTGGCTGCAAGAGAGCTGGGTATTCCCCCTATGCAAGCATTAAACGGAGGTATCTGGAATATCCAAGGAAAGATAGAGATCTCTTCTCGTCTCATGAATTCCATGATCCGAAGAGCTGGACACTCTTTGAGGATACTCGAATGCAACGATAAGGTTTGTGAGATTGAAGGAAAGCGCTGCGATAACGGCGATTCTTTCTCCGCTCGGTTTACTATTGAAGATGCAGCAAAAGCAGGCCTTCTTTCTCGTGGCTCATGCTGGAAATCTTATACAGAAGATATGCTCTACTCTCGAGCAATGAGCAGGCTAGCAAGACGACTTTTTCCAGATGTGATTGGGACAGCTTACGTGGAAGGAGAGATCCGAGAATCTAAGCTATCTCCATTGCCAGCAGAAATAAAAAAGATAGAGACGGAAGAAGAAAAAGAGCTTCTTTTGTGTGCTTTCTTAGAGAAATTTCCAGAGATAGACCTAGCAAAAGCAAAAGAGTTTTTCTATAAATATGCAAATCATTACGGAAAATCTATGGAAGAGACTCTTTTAGACTACCAAGACGAAGAGAAGTTCAAGTTAGACTTTGGAAAATGGCTGCAAAAACAGGCAAAGAGTTAGAGGTGGGGGCGATTAGTCCCCCATCTGGGAGGCTAATTGCAGCTACATCCGCCGTCGACCCCTTGGATTCCTTGAACGTATTTTCTTTTTGCTTGGAATCGCTCCCCTTTTTCTTTTTCTGCCATCATTCTTTCAAATGGGCTCATCCTCATAGGATTAGAACCGAATTGAAATGCATCGTGTCTTTTGTTCTCTTTAGATTCTTTTTGCATACAGGCACCTTGTTTTCTTTGGGTGGTTTCCTTATTATCCTTGTTCAAACCGTACAGGTTCACTCATTTTAGGACAAGAAATTTTTATGATAGAAAAGAATACGAACGTTTGCACCATAGTCGAAGCAGCTCAGCTTTTAGAGATCCCTCATAGCACTCTGTATCAAGCGGTTAAAATGAAAAAAATCCATGCATTTGAAAACCCTAATTTTAGAAAAATTTGCAAGTGGTCTGTGGATTTGGATGAGGTAATTCGCTATTTTGAAGAAACAAAGAAAAAACCACAGACAGATATCAAGCAAGTAATGGAAGATGGGAAATTCTTAAACATCGACGCTACTGCTAAACTCCTAAAAGTATCAGAAGTTACTGTTTACAAAGCGATAAAACAGGAAAAAGTAATCGCTAAAAAAGTAACTAACAAATGGTTTATCGATAGAGAAAGCGCCCTTCAATACGGAAAAACTTTAAAAAAAGTAAAACCAAAACCAGATATTATCTGCTAGGTTTTTTAGATTTTCCAGCTTTATGCATAGCGATGGCGATGGCTTGCTTTTGTGGTTTGCCTTCGTGCATCTCTGTGCGAATGTTTTCGCTAATTACTTTTTTCGATTTACCTTTTTTGAGTGGCATAAAACCTCTAGAATGTCCAAATGTAATAAAATATAAACCAGCTGATTGTGTTGTCGTTAGCTGCGTTTCCTGAAATTTCTGTAGCTACTGAATTGATCATATAAAGAGCTGCATTGTCTTTGTTGGTAGCTACTCCAGCAGATAAACCACCTGTAACAAAAAATTCGTAACTTGACGTATTTCCAATTAAAGTGTTATTGGAAAGAATCATAGAAGCGGGAAAAGATGTTGATGTATAGTAGAGCGCTATGGTTTGTGATGCAGCAGCAGTAAAAGCACTTGTTCCACCATAATTTAATCTTGAACCAGCAGATATCGGAACAATGAGTTTACCAGCTCCAGGAGCTGCAATTGCTTGAACGGGTGTTCCTCTAATGTTTTTTATCTGACTATTTGTTAGTGTTCCTGTAGCCAACAAAAGATTTCCACCAGATGGAGCGGAAGAAGTCCAGTTCGTTCCGTCACTTGTTAGCACGTTTCCACTTGTTCCGGCTGTTGCGGGATAGGTTGCAGTCGACCAAGTAGGATCTGCGCTGGCTCCCCCTGACAATAAGACTTGGTTAGCGGAACCCGTTGCTAACTGAGTAATTGCACTTGTAGCAGCCCCAACCAATACTCCATGGTTAGTAAGAGTCGTTCTTCCCGTTCCACCACCTGCTACCACTGCCGTCCCAAAAGTTGGGTTGGCAGAGGCTCCTTGGGAAATTAAGGGAACTCCGGAAGTTGCTGAAGGAGCTACACTAGCTATTCCATTAGAGGTGTCTCCAACAAGAGCATTGTATTGAGTGGTAGTGACTCCACTAAACGTCGCAGTCCCATCGAACTTTACAATTCCTGAAGAGGAAATATTTAAAGAATTTGAAGTTGGCATAACATTCCTATAAAGTAACAACTACATACATCAGCTGCCAAGTAATTGTTGAGTCATTTGAAGCGTTTCCTGTAATAGCGGAATCTGTAGTATAAAAATTTAAAGCCACGTTTTGTGTAGAAGAAGCAGCGTTATCTGTATATGTAAAAGCGCTGGTGTAAGCCATTCTATTTGAGCTTGATGTAATTACAGAGTTTCCTACAGCAGTGCCCAACAAAATTGACGTTCCATAATACAATCTAATTTGCTGTCCAGATCCCGCTACAAAAACATTTGATCCATAATTTAATTTTATGATTAATTGTAATGGGATAATGGCTTTTCCAGCTCCTTGAGCGGCCACTAAAGCAACAGCTGAAGAATTTATGCTTTTGATTTGAGAGCTTGTTAAAGTCCCGGTAGCTACAGAAACGCTTCCACTAGGAGCTGCTGAAGACAACCAATTTGTCCCATCACTAGTTAGGACATTTCCACTTGTTCCCGCCGTTGCTGGATATGTCGCCGTGGACCAGGCAGGATTTGCGCTAGCTCCACCAGATTGCAAAACTTGACCGCTAGAGCCAGTCGCCAGTTGTGCAATAGGACTAGTTCCGGCTCCTACAAGCACTCCGTATTGAGTCAATGTAGTTTGTCCTGTACCTCCGCCGGCAACAACCGCAGTTCCATAAACTGGATTCGCACTAGCTCCTTGGGAAATTAATGGAACTCCAGAAGTTGCTGAAGGAGCTATGCTAGCTATTCCATTAGAAGTAGCTCCCACTAACGTATTGTATTGCGTGGTAGTTACTGCACTAAAGGTAGCTGTTCCGTCAAATTTAACTAATCCCGAAGAGGAAATGTTTAATGAGTTTGAAGTTGGCATTGATTACCCTTTAAGTGATTGTCCAAGACCCAACAGAGCTTACAGAATTCCATGTAGCACTTGAGGATCTATAGACCAAGTTCAACGCGTTGCCTTGTACGGCGCATGCAGCTGTGCCTGCTAAAGCAGATATTGAACCAGCTAAGCGTATTTTCTGACCCGTATTTGCTGTTACAGTAACTGTACTTCCTGTGTCACAGTAAAACTGTATTACATCGCCTTGAGCTGGAGCCGCTGGAAGTGTAGCGGTTAAAGCTGCTGTGCAAAAATACCCATTGTTGGAATTTGCATTAAAGTTTCCACTTTTGTCAGTCCAAACAAGCTCAAAACTTGATGCGGTTCCTAATTGTCCAGAGCTATCTATCACAACAGGAACGGCGCTACTTACAGAAGTTCCATAAACAGCGGCAATATAAGCTTTATTTACTTGATTATTTCCAGATCCCGTAGTTCCTAGGCGCATTACATGGCTTTCACCAGTAACACCCACATTAGATAAATAAATATTGCTAGAATCTGAGGTGGTTAGTTGAGATCCCGCGTTATATCCAAGAGCTAAATTGTAAGATCCTGTTGTAACATCAAAAAGAGCCTCCCATCCTAATGCACTGTTGTATTCTCCTGTAGTTACTGCGTTTAAAATTGCGTATCCAATCCCGCTGTTTCCATTTCCATTATTTAGATCTACACCTGCTTGAAATCCTACTAAAGAGTTTTGAGAACCACTTCCAGTACCCCCTCCAGCTTCTGATCCAACAACTGTATTGGAATCGCCTGTATTGTCATTTAAAACGTTGTATCCAATACAAGTATTGTTGTCATTTGCAACAAAACTTTGACCTGTTCCGTAACCTAAACAAGTATTGTTTCCACCTGTTGTCAGGCTTTGTAAAGCAACGCTACCAACAGCTACGTTATTAGCGCCATTGGTTGCTGCCTGCAAAGCTCCGCCACCCACAGCAACGGTATCAGATCCTGTAAACACTAATAATGCATTTGTTCCAATAGCTGTGTTGAATTGTCCTGTTGTAACAGCATTTAAAGCAGAATACCCAACAGCTACGTTTGCATCTCCACTTGTTAGAGAAGATAATGTGTTTTCTCCAATTCCAGTGTTTTGAATAGCAGAGACTTTTGTAAGATTTCCAGATCCTTTTCCGATCAAAGTATTTTGATCTGTATCTGTTGTGTTAAATGTAGATGTCGTTCCAGAATTTGTAAAAGAAACGCTAGATCCACTGTTTACCGTGGCATTATTGGAAAATACTGTAACCGAAGCTCCTGTAATTGATCCAGAATCTCCAGATATAGTGGTAATTCCAGATCCACCGCTTCCGCCACCCCCAACTAAAGAAGAATAAATCGTCATATTAGTACCCCAACACAGTGATAACAACATAACCAGTACCAGCAACACCAGAATTGAGTTTTGCTTGATACTGCACTTGCGAAGGCTCAGACGCCTGCCTATCTAATTGTTGAGGACCTCCAGCAATCCCCTCTCCAATAGAAAGGGTGCTGTTTGCTGGAATATAAAACGGATCATTTGCGGTTCCATCTGATATTAAAATATCGGTAGAAGACGCATTGACAATAGAGATTTTGTAGCCAGCAATTGTAACTTTGCTGCCCACGTTTTGATAAGACGTAGTTAAGGTAGATCCATTTATTGTCCTAACCTGTCTTAGTAAAAGTCTGCCTTGCATGGCAACACCTCAAGGTTAAGCGTTGATGATCCACCAGTTAAATGTAGAAGTTTCGTTTCCGGTTGATGTAAGAGTAAAACCCGTACCATCTTGTGCTGTGATAGAAACCTGCCCGGGAGTTCCGCCGGTTGTAGCTCGTGAATAGAAGATTTTGGCAGTTGCACTACATGCGGTTGTGGCTACAGTCACAGCACCAGGCGTTCCGCTCATGGCTGCTGATGTTCCAACAGATGCGTTAGAGCCCGTTGCAATAACAATTTTATTTCCAGCAGTTCCTAAGCTTAAGTTTCCGTTTGTAGCAGTAATATTTCCTAATGTTGCTGTCAGCGTAGTTGTAGCTGTTACTGATCCTGGAGCTGTTACAGCACTTGGAAGAGATACAATAGCTGCTCCAGTAGTTGGTGACACCGTTACTTGGTTTGATGTTCCGGAAACAGAAAGTACGCTAGCTCCACCTGATTGAATTTCAGCCCAAGTTCCACCACCTACTGTCATCATCCAAATGTTTTGCGATGTAGTATTTAGCCAGATTGTCCCAACGGGATATTTCTTATCATTACTAGTAGGATCTCTTTTAGCTCGAACAAATTGCCATCCGCCAAGCGGAACAAGCACGTTTAAGCCTTCGTAACTTTGTGGTTCTCTCCCGTTTCCTAGGGGGTTTTTTCCGGACATACTTACCTCTGATTAGGTTTGAAATCGATGCAGCATTTTTGCTGTTCCTCTAATCTATAAATTATTTTTTTTAAGCAGAAGCGATTTGCACGCATACATCGGTTTTTGGTAAAGTCCTAGCGCAATTTGAGGGCAGAAAATGAAAAAGCTGGAAGATTCGGAAGTGATTCACAAAATGGCCAATCTTTTCATTGGGATTATGCTAGGAATTTTGACAGCAATGGCGCTTGAATATTTTTTCAGGAAATGATGTTTTGGTTGTATTCGATAAAGTCGTTTTGCGTATTTGTTCTATTGACTTTTGTTTCTTTTTGTGCTATTTTGTATAGAGACAGAAAAAACAAATTTTAAGGATATATGACATTTTTACAAACTTACTCTCAAGAAATCATGTTTTTTTTAACAATTGTACCCCCAATTGTAGGGTCGATTTTTTGGTCACACAAAAAACTACACGCTGACATACAAGAGATTCGTGCGGATGTAAAATCAGCTCACTCGAGAATCGATGCTATGGGACAAAGAATCGATGCCATGGGACAGAGAATTGATGATATGGGCCACAGGATTGATGGAGTGTACCAAGTGATCATGGAAATGTTGAGAAAGAAGGACTAACAATGTCTGAGTCTTGGATACAAATTATTTCATTGTTTTTGGCAAATGCTGGACTAATCTTATGGTTTAGATCTGAGTCTAGAAGCGATTGGCGCCACATGGATGCAAAAATAGATGCTATTCACGAAGAAATGAAAGACTTTCATGGTCGATTAGAAAGATTAGATGCAGAATTCAAAGGGCGCATGGAAAAGCAAGATGCGGAATTCAAAGCACATCTGCTTTACTCGCATAGTAAAGAGTAGTGTTTATGGTGATGACTATATTTGTAACTTTAAATGTTTGGGCTTTGTATCAAGTTTTTAAAGGTTGGCTTGAAGGAGATGATCACAATTTCGATTATTGATTTTCCAAAGATTGGTCTAATGCTTTTGAATTTTTTTTAACTTGCGCTGCATTTCCAGCAGCAGCGCCCTTTAAAATACCAAAATAATATCTTCTTAGAGCTGAACTAGCCATAATTTGACGTAAAATTTTTTGTGTGTTGTATATTCCAGCTGCAGTACCACCTACAACACCGGTAACTAAAGGTCCTCCTATAGCAGCAGAAGCTATTGGAGTTGATAAACCTAAAATAGACTTTACAACCAATCCTTTTGCATTGCCAGCCAAGGTTTTTTCTATAAATCTTTTCATGGATTGGCTTTTTTCATAAGCAGCCCAAGCTTCATTGGCTTCTTTATACGATTTCAAAGCCTCTGGATTTGTTTTTAGACCTTCTTCTACTCCTTTGATAACCCCAGATTTGACAATTCCTAAGTTTCGAATTGTTTTTCTTTTAATATTTCTTGGTATACTTAAGTCAAATCCACCTAGCTCTTCAATTGCTTCATTGATTGCTGGACGATATTCATAAAGAGTTTTCACGTTAATTTTTCCGTCTTTTACTTCGGATAAAATTTCATTGATTTTCTTTAAGGATTTTGTAGTAGATGTCCTTTCTCCGCCTTTGCTAAGCTCTTTTTTAATATCCATCAAAGCTGATTCTAGATTTTTTGCAGGCATTTCCAAAGTTTCTGGAATCATCGACTTTGTTTTTTCAAATAAATTCCCTGCGTATTTTTTTACCCCGCCTTGCCTATGAGCCAAAAGATCCAAAAAGATCATTCCACCCATTTTAGCTGCAGATGCACTCTCTTCGTCTGCGCCGGCATATTTTAGTCCTTCTTTTCCTAAATTTACCGCTAAAGGTATGCCTAAATTTCTAATAAATCCATATGTTTTGCTTCCAGGAATAGCCATGGAGGCTACATCAGATGCAAAATCTCCTACCTTTTCTTCAAATTCATTTTGGGGTTTTGTGTATCCAAGCGATGCAGATTCACTAAACTTTCTCAAAGAAGAGGATGTTGGTAGGGAAGTTTCTCCGCTTTGCCCAAATAACTGTTTAGCAGAAGAATAAATATCTCCTGGTAAACCCAAAATTGTCTCTAATCCTCTAGATGTAATCTGCGCCTGATTTCTTTCGATTTCCCTTTCTAAATCGTTTTCATTTTCTAAAGGAAACGATTCGTTTTTTACCGGTTTTGCGTTTTTCAAAAAAGAAGGCATTGATTTTTCTTGCGAAACTGGTTTTGCGTTCTTCAAGAAATTAGGAATCATTGTTCTCTCCATCCAGCCTTTCTTGCTTCATTAACGTCCTGTATAGGAATATCGTACATTTCCCCGGTTTCTGGATTTGTCATCCGTTTAAATCCACGCTCTACGCTGGTACTTTTTTCAGACTTCTTAATTTCTTCTATTGCTGTTTTTAACTCTTTCTGACGCTCTTTTACGTAAGGCTTCATCATATTATAAGACAAAGAATCGATATCCCCTTTTACGTATCCATGC